GGAATTCTTTGTTATCAATAGAACTGACCCAATCACAATTAATTTTTTCCTAGAACGGATTAGATAGAAATGGCTAACGCTCGTTTACAAATCTCTGACCTTGATTTTGACCAAATCAAAACAAACCTAAAAGCATATTTAAAACAACAATCTCAATTTCAAGATTATAATTTTGAAGGTTCTGGCTTAAATATTCTTTTAGATATTCTTGCCTATAATACCCACTACAATTCATATTATTTGAACATGGTGGCCAATGAAGCATTTTTAGATACTGCTTTACTAAGAGATTCGGTTGTTTCTCATGCCAAAACTTTAGGTTATATTCCTTTTTCCGTTACTGCACCACGAGCTATTGTTAATGTAACTGTGAATAGTGGAACAACAACACCTGAAACATTGACTATTCCAAAAGGGTTTACATTTAGTTCAAATTTAATTGATAGCCTTTCGTATAATTTTGTTGTATTAGAAGAATCCACAGTAACAAAATCTAACACCTCTTTTTTCTTTGAAGATTTAGAAATATATGAAGGTTCATTGGTAAGTTATGTTTTTAACTATACTGAAAACTCTAATCCAAAATCTATATTTGTTTTGCCTGATAACAATATTGACACCACAACAATTTCTGTATCAGTATCACCAAATGTTGGAAACACATCAACACAAGTCTATAATCAAGTAACGGATATATTGGATATTACTTCAACATCTGAGGTTTATTTTTTACAAGAAAGTAAAAACGGAAACTATGAGATTTATTTTGGCGATGGAGTGATTGGCAAAGCACTCAATGATGGTGCAGTTGTTACTGTAACATATTTGGTTACCAATGGTGTTGCTGCCAATCAAACGGACGGTTTTATTGCTGCCGCTTCAATTGGTGCTTATTCTGATATTGTTATTGATGTTGTTGACGTGGCATCTGGTGGTGCAACTCGTGAAACAGTTGATTCAATTAAATATTCCGCTGCGGCTCAATATGCAACACAAAACAGATTAGTAACAACATCTGATTATGAATCATATATTAAAAGTAAATATCCAAGTATAGATTCATTATCTGTTTGGGGTGGTGAAGATGAAACACCAAAAGTTTTTGGCAAAGTTTATATTTCATTAAAACCAAAAACTAATTATTTTATTTCTGAAACAGAAAAACAAAGAATCATTGATGAAATTATTAATCCAAAAGCAATCGTATCTGTAAGTGCAGAGATTCGTGATCCAGAATTTTTATATTTAATTGTTGAAAGTCTAGTTCAATACGACCAAAAGAAAACATCTTTAGATGAAGGTACAATTAGAAACAATATTCGTCAAGCAATTTTAGATTTTCGTGATACCAATTTAAACAAATTTGCAGGTACATTTGTGCTTTCTAAATTACAAGATGCTGTTGATTCAACTAATGGAGAAGCAATTATTGGTTCTGAAACTGTTGTTCGTGTTCAGCGCCGGTTTAAACCTAAACTAAATGAATCTGCAAGCTACACAATACAATACGATGTTCCAATTCAACGTGGAACATTGATAGATAAACTCACATCAACTCAGTTTACAGTATTTGATATAGCAGGAGTAGTAAGAGAAGCTCAATTTGAAGAAGCTACACAGTCATTTACTGGTATATCATCAATTCAGGTAATTAATCCTGGAACAGGATTTACAACCACACCAACAATTACAATTACTGGTGATGGATCAAATGCAACTGCTGAAGCAGTTATTGTCAATGGAAAAATTCAAAGTATTAATATTACAAACCGTGGTACTGACTATACTCGTGCTACAATTTCTATTACTGGTGGCAATGGATTTGGCGCAGAAGCCGTTGTTGTTATTGATGGTAAAGTTGGAACACTTAGAACAGTTTACTTTGATAGTTTAGCACAACGACAAATTATCAACTCAAACGCTGGAACTATAAACTATGATACAGGAGAAATAATAATTAATGACATTCGTTTTCTTTCTGTTAATTCTGATGACGGATTAATTCGTTTAACAATTGAAGCTGAGAAAGGCATTATTGAATCAAAAAAACGCAACATTCTCACTATTGATGAAACTGATCCAATTGCAATTTCAACCATATTAGAAAAAAAGTAATTTATAATGGTTGACCAAAAAACATCGTTACTAATAAATCGTCAGGTACCAGAGTTTGTTCGTGAAGAACATCCTAACTTTATTGCTTTTTTAGAAGCATATTATGAGTTTTTAGAAAATAAACAAGGCACACAAAAAAATGATTTAGTAACTAAATCAAAAGACCTGCGTTTTATCTCAGATGTTGATTTTTCTATTGCATCGTTTGAAGAAAACTTTTTTAACACATATGCTAATTTAATTCCTCGTAATGTAGAAGTAGATAAATCTTTTTTAATTAAACATCTTTTACCATTATACTTATCAAAAGGTAGTGAAGCCTCATTCAAACTCTTATTTCGCCTTTTATTTAATGAAGAAGTTGAGGTTGTTAAACCAAGTAATAGTATTTTACGAGCTTCTGATGGCAAATGGTTAATTGAAAATGCTTTTAGAGTTGAACAAGGTGTGTATAGTGTTTATACAGGAAATGGCACAAAAACCACATTTAAATTAGCACAAGTTGTTTCTGCTAACGATATTTCTGTTTATGTTAATAATGTATTACAAACTTCTGGTTTTAATATTCGTAAAGAAACCAGAAAGTTAATATTCAATACTGCACCAGCAAACAATGCCACAATTGAAGTTTTGTATAGTGATTTTAATTTTAGTCTTTTAACAAACAGAAAAATAACAGGAGATGTTTCCGGTACTACGGCTCTTGTTGAAAGAACTGCCCAAAAAACTGTGAATGCTGTTCCAGTTTTTGAATTATATATTAACACAAAAACTTTACTTGGAACTTTTGATAATGGTGAAACTGCTACATTAGACATCGTTGATCCAGTTGATGATACTCTGATTAAAATTAGAGTTCATGGTTTATCTATTCTTCGCAATATTTTTATTATTGATGGTGGTGCAAGTTATAATGTTGGTGATCCAGTTATTGTTACTGGTGGGCAAGCAACAAGACCAGCTAAAGCAATCGTATCTGAAATTTTTTCTGGATTTATTAATCAAATTCAAGTTCTAGCTGGAGGTGCAGGATTTAAAGTTAGTTCTAATGTTTTTGTAGTTGGTGCTGGTAGTGGTTCTTTAACAATGGCAATTGATGGTGTTGACATTACTGGCCAAAATACTGCCAATTTTTTTGTTGTAAACACAGACAGAATTGCTGATTACGGCAGTATTGCAATTAATGCTGCTAATTATGGATTTAATGCTTCAGTTATAGCCAGTGAAAATGCTAGTTCTAAAATTGTAGATTGTTTAGTTTTTGAAAATGTTACAAGTATTGGCGCTATCACGAATGTGGCAATTTTATTTGCAAATGCAACCTTTTCTAGTATACCAACATTAGATGCAAATTCAGCGCCATTCTTAGCTAATGGAACATCACATCAAGTTTTAAGTTCTCATTCATTAGGCAGAATTGCAATTAATAATGGTGGAAGTGGTTATTCTGTTGGAGATGAACTATTATTTGCAGAAACACAACCAATGGCAATTGGTATTGGTGCTGCGGCTGCGGTAACGAATGTTTCTTCAACAGGTGCTATTACTAAAGTAGAATTACAACCATCAAGAATTAGTGGCACAGCAAATACTTTTGGAACAACTAATGTAACCGTTATTGGAACAAATACAGTTTTTGAAGATGATTTGCGAGTTGGCGATTTAATTATGATTAATAACCAATCTCGTTTTGTAAATGCAATCAGCTCAAATACATCACTTAATGTTAATGCTAATTTTACAACAGCAACCACAGATAAAAAGATTGGTAAGTTTGGTAATTTCCCAATTGGTGGGCAAAACTACAATCAAAGTTTTCCACCAACAATAACAATATCATCAACTGGATCAGGTGCTAATTTAACTACAATTGCATTAATGGGTGATGGTGAAAATTTATTTGCAACTGCTGACCAAAATCCTGGTGCGGTTGTAAAAATTCGTATTATTGATGCAGGTTCTGGTTTTGAGTTTCCTCCACAAATTGATTTAACAGCTTCTGGTGATGGGTTAGCTTTAGCAAATTCATCTATTGAACCGAGTTACACTACATTTCCTGGTCGTTTTACAACATCTGATTCTATATTATCAGCTTCAGAAAGAGTTATTCAAGGTCGTGAATACTTTGTTGACTATTCTTATGTGTTATCTTCACAGGTTGAATTTAATAAATTTAAAGATGTATTTAAATCATTAATTCATCCAGCTGGTTTTATTGATTATGCAGAATACAATATTAATGAAGTTGTTACAACTAGTACTAGTAGAAATGACATTGTTGTTATTGATACTGTTCCGGGAACAGTTAATGTAAATAGTAGCGTCTATATAACTGGTACGAATACTAAATTCCTTTTAGCACAAAGCTTAGGAATTATTTCTATTGGCAGTAGTGTTGCCGTTAATTCAGAAATTAGATTTATTGGTAGCATTGTAAGTAATACTGAATTGATAGTAACTTCTGCATTTACAAATACAGCGAATTCACAAGAAATGGTTGTTTTATCTACCGCATTACAACCGTTTATAATCTTTACAGAGTCGGCTACAAATTTACCTCTCACCACAGAGATTGGTGATTTGATAACCTTATAATAGGAAATATAAAAAAATGTCCGTAAACGTTTATGCAAACTCAGCATTTGACCATGCCAATTCAGCATTTGCTTCAGCCAATAATATTAATGGTGTAGATTTAACACAAAATACTAATATTACCAGTGCTTCTTCTTATGCAAACTCTGGATTTACAGTAGCAAATAGTGCTTCTAGTTATGCAAATGCATCTTTTACAATTGCGAATAGTGCATTTACAACTGGTACAGCTGCTAGTTCATATGCTAACTCTGGATTTACAACTGCTAACTCTGCCGGTGTATATGCTAACTCAGCATTTCTAAGAGCTAATACTCCAACTCATGTGGCAAATAGTGCAGCTAGTTATGCGAATAGTGCATTTACAACTGCGAATACTGCCAATTCAACCGTTAATGCTAAAGTATCTATTAACAGTTTAAATTTTCTTTCAGCACCATCGGCTAATACACAAAATACAATATTTTTAGTTGTTGACTTGGATACTGGAACACCAACGACTAAAAAAATGTCATTGTCTGTTCTTACTGACCGTTCTGCTAATTCAGCTAGTTCATATGCTAACTCAGGATTCATAACTGCCAATTCAGCCGGCACATATGCTAACTCAGCATTTGCAGCCGCTAATTCAGCCGCAGGTGCAGCGTCAGCAAGTTCTTATGCCAACTCAGCATTTGGTCATGCTAATTCAGCATTTATAACTGCCAACACACCAAGTCATGTGGCCAACTCAGCTGCTAGTTACGCTAACTCAGCGTTTTTAACCGCCAACACACCAAGTCATGTAGCCAATTCAGCGGCATCATATGCCAATTCATCGTTCTTAACTGCTAATACTCCAAATCATGTGGCCAATTCAGCGGCATCATATGCTAACTCTGGATTTACAACTGCCAATTCTTCTGCATCATATGCCAATTCAGCGTTTTTAACCGCCAACACACCAAGTCATGTGGCCAATTCAGCTGCTAGTTATGCAAATAGCGCATTTTCAACCGCTAACTCAGCTTCAGGTACTGCAGCTTCTAGTTATGCCAATTCAGCATTTGCAACTGCTAATTCTTCAGCATCATATGCTAACTCAGCATTTACAACTGCTAACTCGGCTTCAGGTGCGGCAGCTGCTAGTTCATATGCTAACTCAGCATTTGTTCATGCTAACTCTGCGTTTTCAGCTGCTAACTCAGCCACAGGAGCTGCAGCTGCTAGTTCATATGCCAATTCAGCATTTGAAACTGCTAATGTGGCCAGTTCTTATGCCAACTCAGCATTTCTAAGAGCTAATACTCCAAGTCATGTAGCCAATAGTGCCTCTAGTTATGCTAATGGAGCATTTACTTCTGCCAATGTTTCTTCAAACCTTGCTCTTTCTTTTGGTGCTACAACAATACTGGAAGTAACAAACAATGGTTCTTCAGCTTACAGATTTTCTCAATATGGAGTATTAGATAATCCTAATGTATCAACATTTAGTGCCACAACTTTAGGGTTTAAATTGAATGTTACTGGTCATCCATTTCAAATTCGTCTAGGAGACAATACAGCAAACTTTGATACGGGACTTGTTCATGTATCACCTACAGGAACTCTGTTATATGGAAGTGCAGCACAAGGTCAGGTAGATGGTACATTGTTCTGGAGAATACCACACAATTCTGTAGGAAATTATAAGTATCGTTGTTCTATCCATACAGCTGCAATGCTTGGTGAAATTAATGTTGCTAACACAGCGGCTGTTTACTTTGCTTATAGTTCATAATGACACCTAAATAAAACTATGCCAACTTTTTACACTTCTAAAAAACTCTCGTTTAATAACGCTG